GGTATGTCCGAGCGGGAGTATTCCGCCCATTCCGGCCTGTCGCGCGGGGCTATCCAGAAGGCGCGCCGCGCCAGTCGGCTGGTGGTTTACAGCGACGGGTCGATCAACGCGGCCGCGTCCGATGTGCGCCGGGCCGACATGACCGATCCGGACCAGCAGCGCCGCAGCACCGGCGGAGACAGCGGGTTCAGCGGTCCCGCAGATAGCTCGTCCTACCTGAAGGCACGCACGGCGCTGACCGTCTACCAGGCGCAGGACAAGCAGCTCGGTATCCAGAAGAAGAAGGGCACGCTGGTCGACAGGGCCTGGGCGGAAGCGCTGGTGTTCCGGTTGGCCCGACAGGAACGCGATACTTGGGTCACCTGGCCCAACAGAGTGGCGGCGCTGATGGCGGCCGAAGTGGCCTTGGGAGTGGAGAAACAAACCGGAACGCCGGTGATCATCGAGGCCGCGATCCTGCAGAGGGTGTTGGAAGCCCATGTCAGACAGCACCTCGACGACCTCGCCGATCTCCGAGTTTCCCTCGGCTAGCGATGATCTGACCGCAGATCAGCTGACAGACGGGCTCGACCTTGGCTTTGACGGGGCCGAGGACATCCTGCGCTCCTGGCGCAAGGGCATGCGTCCCGATCCGGACCTGACCGTGTCGGAATGGGCGGATGAACATCGCTGGCTGTCATCGCGAGGCGCGGCCGAACCGGGACGCTACCGCACGGCCCGCGCGCCCTACCTGCGCGAGATCATGGACGCGCTGTCGCCGCGCCACCCGGCACAGCGCATCTCGTTCATGAAGGCGGCACAGGTCGGGGCCACCGAGGCTGGCAACAACTGGATCGGCTTTGCCATCCATCACGCGCCGGGCCCGATGCTGGCGGTGCTGCCATCGCTGGAACTCGCCAAGCGCACCTCGCGGGGCCGTCTTGATCCTCTGATCGCGGACTCCCCTGCGCTGCGCGAACGGGTCAATCCGGCCCGGTCGCGCGATGCTGGCAATTCGATGCTGTCGAAGGAGTTCCCCGGCGGCATCCTGGTGCTGACCGGTGCCAACAGCGCCACCGGCCTGCGGTCGATGCCCGCGCGCTACATCTTTCTGGACGAGGTCGATGCCTATCCGGCCTCCGCCGACGAAGAAGGCGATCCGGTCACGCTGGCCGAAGCGCGGACGACCACCTTCTCGCACAGGCGCAAGGTGTTCATGGTCTCGACCCCGACGATCCGGGGATTGTCCCGCATTGAACGGGAGTTTGATGCCAGCGACAAGCGCCGCTACTTCGTGCCGTGCCCCCACTGCGGGGCGATGCAATGGCTGCAGTTCGAACGCCTGCGATGGGAAAAGGGGCGGCCTGACACCGCATCCTACCACTGCGAGGGCTGCGAAGAGCCGATCGCCGAGCATCATAAGACGCAGATGCTGGAAGATGGCGAATGGCGGGCGACGGCTGTGTCGGCCGACCCGCATTCCATCGGCTTCCATCTCTCGGCTCTCTATTCGCCGCTGGGCTGGAAAAGCTGGCAGCAGATCGCCCGCGAATGGCTGGCGGCGCAAGGCTCCGAGGAAATGCTGCGCGTCGCGCGCAACACCTTGCTAGGCGAGACCTGGGTTGAAAGCGGCGACGCGCCCGAATGGCAACGGCTGGCGGAACGCCGCGAAAGTTACGCCGGTGTGCAAATCCCCGTCGGCGGGTTGTTCCTGACGGCTGGCGTCGATGTGCAGAAAGACCGGATCGAGGTCGATGTCTGGGCCTGGGGTCGGGGCCTGGAGTCCTGGCTAGTCGATCACATCGTGATCGCGGGCGGCCCCGACGATCCAGCCTGCTGGGACAAGCTGACGGCCTTGCTCGGTCGGACATGGACCTGCGCCAATGGGGCTGTGATGCTGATCGGCAAACTCGCCATCGATACCGGCTATGAAGCCCCGGCGGTTTACGCATGGGCGCGGAAACAGGGGTTCGACCAGGTTGCACCGATCAAGGGCTTGGAAGGCTTCAACCGCGCCACTCCGGTGTCGGGCCCAACCTTCGTCGACGCCACAATCGGCGGCAAGCGGCTGCGCCGGGGCGCGCGGCTATGGTCGGTCGCGACAGCGACGTTCAAGACCGAGACCTACCGCTTCTTGCGGCTGGAACGCCCCTCGGACGAAGACCGGGCGCTGGGCGTGCTGGACGCACCTGGCACAGTGCACTTGCCCGACTGGATCGACACCGAATGGCTGAAGCAGCTGGTGGCGGAACAGCTGGTCACCGTGCGCAACAAGCGCGGCTATGCCCATCCTGAATGGCAGAAGATGCGCGAACGCAACGAGGCGCTCGACGCCCGCTTCTATGCCCGGGCGGCCGCGTGGATCATGGGCGCGGATCGCTGGGACGAGGCGACCTGGCGGCGCCTGGAAGTGCAGGCAGGGGTGGAAACCCGACCGGCGCCCCCGCCTGCCATCGCGACTGAACCCGTGTCGCCCACCCCGGCGAAAGCCGGAACACCGACGACGCCAAGGCGGAAACGCCGGGCCTACACACCGAACTTCATGAGGGACTGAGATGGATCTGGAACGGATGCGCGCCCTGTTGGCAGCACTTCAGGAGGCGCGGTATGCGGGCGTCCGATCGGTCAGCTATGACGGCAAATCGATCAACTATGGCTCGGACGCCGAACTGGCGAACGCCATCAGCGACTTGGAAACCCGGATTGCCACCGCCACGACCGGCACCCCGCGTCGTCGACGCTGGGGAACTGTTGCTTCAAAGGGCCTGTGATCCATGGCTTTCGAGGCGTTCCGCCAGCGGGTGGGGTCAATCATCGGTGGCTTCGATGCCGCACAGGCGCACCGTCGCCTGCGCGGGTTCTGTGCCAGCCGCGCCCATGTGAACACGCTGATCGCGGCCTCGGGCGACACGATCACCGCCCGGGCGCGCTGGCTGGTCCGGAACAATGGCTATGCGGCGAACGCCGTGGAATCCTTCGCCAGCAATGTGGTGGGCGATGGCATCAAACCCTCCTCGACCATCGCGGATGCGGCCAAGAAGGAAGAGTTGCAGGCGCTGTGGCTCGCCTGGACCGATGATGCAGACGCCGAAGGCTTGACGGATTTCTACGGGCTGCAGCGGCGCGCTGCGCGCGAGGTCTTCCTGTCGGGCGAGGTGTTCATCCGCATCCGGCCGCGCCGGGCCGAGGACGGTCTGACTGTGCCGCTGCAACTACAGATGCTGCCCGCCGAAATGCTGCCCTTGGACATGAACCGCACCCTGCCCGGCGCGGGACTGATCCGGCAGGGCATCGAGTTCGACGGCATCGGTCGACGTGTCGCCTATCACTTCCTGCGCCGCCATCCGGGCGATCTGACCGATCCAAGTCTGTCAGGCGAAACGGTGCGCGTGCCAGCTGGCGACGTGATCCACGTCCTCGACCCGGTGGAAGCCGGGCAATTGCGCGGTGTTTCGCGGTTTGCCGCCGCCATCGTCAAGCTGTTCACGCTCGACCTCTATGACGACGCCGAGCTGGAACGAAAGAAGATTGCGGCGATGTTCGCGATGTTCATCACCTCGCCTGCGCCGGAAACCCCGCTGGAACCGACCGAGGAGGATCTCGAGGTTGAACCCGGGCAGGTGGTGCGCCTCGATCCCGGCGAGGATGTGTCGACCCCGGCGACGCCAGACTCAGGCGGCACCTATGAGCCGTTCCAGTATCGGACCCTGCTGCAGATCGCGGCGGCGCTGGGCGTGCCCTATGGCTATCTGACCGGCGACACGGCGAAGGGGAACTTCTCCAACACGCGGATCAGCCTGATCGAATTCCGCCGCCGCATCTCGGCCTGGCAGCATGGGGTGCTGGTCTATCAGCTCTGCCGCGCGGTCTGGGTGCGCTGGATGGACACTGCCGTGCTGTCGGGTGCCCTCGACTTGCCGGGCTATGACAGCCAGCGGCGGCAATATCAGGCCTGCGCTTGGCTTCCGACAAAATGGGACTGGATCGACCCGATGAAGGACGCCTCCGCCGAGATCCTGCAGATCGAAGCGGGCTTGAAATCGCGCACGCAGGCTCTGGCTGAGCGCGGCTACGACGCCGAGCAGGTTGACCGCGAAATCGCCGCCGAGCGCAAACGGGAAGCGGCGCTGGGCCTAGACTTCCGGCGACCGGGGTCACCCGCGCAGGGGCCGGGTGAAGGCACGGCGAAAGATACGGATCAGGACAGCGCCAAGGACGACGAGGCCGACGACACCGCCGATGAAAAACCGAGGCCCAAGGAGGGCGCATGATGCACCACGCCCAGATCGCCCAGCGCGCCTTCAACACGCCACTGATGGTCGACCCGGCCAAGGCTCTGGCATTCCTGTCCGGATTAGGTCCGCGCATTACCGGGCAGGAGATCACCTTCCAAGGGCTGGACGTGGAAGCCGATGATCAAACTGCCGCCAACGTGTCCGCCCGCGCGTCGCTGTTCGGCAATGATCTCGCCCAGCGCCATCAGCGCAACGGCACCCCGCCCTTTGCCCTGGTGGATGGCATCGCGGTGATCGAAATCTCGGGCACACTTGTGCACCGTGGCGCATGGATCGGGCAATCCTCGGGCCTGACCTCATACGAGGGCATTGCCGCCCAGCTGCAGGCGGCTGTCGCCGATCCCGGCGTGCGTGGCATCGCCTTGGACATCGACAGCTTTGGGGGTGAGGTCGCGGGCGCTTTCGATTTGGCGGATCGCATCCGTGCCGCCCGGGCGCAGAAACCGGTCCACGCCTTTGTCGCCGAACATGCCCTGTCGGCTGGGTATGTGTTGGCATCACAAGCCAACCGGATTGTCCTGCCCCGCACAGGTGCTGTCGGCAGCATCGGCGTTGTCGCACTGCACACCGACATGAGTGGGGCGCTGGATCAAAAGGGGATCGCGGTCACGCTGATCCACGCCGGGGCGCACAAGGTTGATGCCAACCCATACCAGCCCCTGCCCGAAGCCATCCACGACCAGATGCAGCGTGAGCTGGAGGTCGTGCGCTTCCTCTTCGCGGAAACCGTCGCTGCCGGTCGCGGTGATCGGCTGACACAGGCCGCAGCACTTGCCACCGAAGCTGCCGTGTTCCGCGGGACCGAGGCGATTGCCGCTGGTCTGGCCGACGATCTCGCCGATCCGGTCACCGCTTTCCACGCCTTCGCCGCCGCACCCCGCGGCACAATCTCCCCCAGCAGAAAGGGTCCACAGATGACCACCACACCCACCGACACCCCGAACCCGGCACCAGTTGCCGCTGCTCCTGAGGCAATGCCTGCGGTCACACCGGCCACGGCCGAACCGCTTGCAAACGCGGCAGCGCCCGTTGCCACCACCATGACCGCCAACGCCGTGCGCGCCGAGGCGGCCGAGGTGGCGCAGGTTTGCGCGCAGGCCGCCCGGCTGGGCGTGACCATCGATGCGGCGGACGCCGTCACGCGCGGGCTGAAGCCAGAGGTCCTGCGCGCCCGCGTGTTGGCTGATCTCGCCGCCCGCAGCGATGCGGCTGGCATCATTGCCACCGCCCCGGCTGCGGCCGCCGCCAAAGACAGCCCGATCATCGCCGCCGCCAGGAAGGCCGCGACCGACGCCAAGCGCTGAACCATCGCCGCCGCCTCGTTCCGCACCCCCAACCGATCATCCCCCAAACCATGGAGACTGACCAATGCCCGTCCTGACGGAACCGCCCAGCATGGGCGATGTCCTCAAATATGAGGTCAACCCGAACTACACCCGCGAAGTGATCACGCTGCTGATCGGCACCAACTATCCTTCTGGTGCCGTGCTTGGCCGGATCACCGCCAGCGGCAAATACACATTGTCTGCCGCAACCGGGGCTGATGGCGCACAGATCGCCGTCGCGGTCCTTCTGTATCCCGTGAACGCCACGCTGGCCGACGCCGTTGGCATCGTCGTCGCCCGTGGCCCTTCCATCGTCTCCCGCGCGGGCCTGGCCTACGAGGGCACGGTCAACGACGCGGCCAAGATCACCGCCAAGATCGCCCAATTGGCCGCCGTCGGCATCATCGCCCGCGACGGCGTCTGACGCGCCGCTTCTGGCCCCTTCCACATCCTTTCTTCGGAGAACCCCATGACCATCGTTCGCAACCCGTTTGACGCTGGCGGCTATTCGCTGGCCGAGATGACGCAGGCCATCAACATCCTGCCCAACCTTTACACCCGCCTTGGCCAGATCGGCCTCTTTCGCTTCGAGGGCGTCACCCAACGTTCTGTGATCATCGAGCAATACGAGGGCGTGCTGAACCTGCTGCCCTCGGTTCCACTGGGTGGCCCCTCCACTGTCGGCACCCGCGAGGGGCGGTCGATGCGGTCCTTCGCGCTGCCGTGGATCCCGCATGACGACGTTATCCTGCCCGGCGATATCCAAGGCCAGCCCGCGCTTGGCGCCTTCGATGCTGCCGACCCGCTGGTCGAAGTGATGAACCGCAAACTGCAACTGATGCGGCGCAAGCATGCCCAGACCCGAGAATACATGGAGATGAACGCGCTACGCGGGATCGTGAAGGACGGGGCTGGCACCACCCTCTACAACTACTTCACCGAATTCGGGCTGGCGCAAATCTCGGTCGATTTCCTGCTGGGCACTGCCGGGACACTCGTCCAAAGCAAGGTCCGCGAGGTTTTGCGGGCAATCGAAGACAACCTCCTCGGCGAAAGCATGTCGGACGTGCATGCCCTCGTCAGCCGGGAATTCTTCGATAAGCTGATCGCGCATCCGAAGACCGAGGAGGCCTACAAGTTCTACGCGGCCACCGGCGCGCAGCCCTTGCGCCAGGATGTGCGTCGCAACTTCCCCTTCGCGGGCATCGTGTTCGAGGAATACGCAGGCACGGTCACGCTATCCACAAAGGCCACCGAACGGCTGGTTCCGGCGAACGAAGGCATCGCCTTTCCCTTGGGCACGATGGACACCTTCACCACCTACGGCGGACCGGCCAACCTGCTCGAGGCGGCCAACACCATGGGTCTGCCACTCTATGCCCGGCAGCACCTCGACGAGAAAGGCCGCTGGATCGACCTGATGACGGAAGCCTCGATCCTGCCGGTGAACAAGCGGCCGCGCATCGCGATCCGCATCCACACCTCGAACTGACGGCCCCGACATGAACGCCTTCGCTTCCGCCATGGACCGCATCTATGCCAACCCGTCCATGGCGGCGGCCGCTGTCTGGATTTCTGCCATCACCTCGGAGGAACGCCCGATCCGCGTTATCCGTCGTGCCCCGGACCGGATCACCGAATTCGGCGCTGGGCGGTTTGTCAGTGACACAATGATGGTGGACGTCCGCGTGTCCGACCTGCCCGATCCCCGCCCCGGCGATCTGATCGTGATCGGTGCCGACAGCTTCACCATTCGGGGCGAACCCACTCGCGACCGCGAACGCCTGATCTGGACACTGGACCTGCGACCATCATGAGATTGAAGATTGCGTTCGATCCCGACCTCGTCGCCCTAATGCAGGCCGAAATCGCCGCCGGGGAAAAGGCAGTGTCTGCCGCCATGCGCGAAGCTGGCACTTCCCTGAAATCCGCTTGGCGCAGCCAAATCACCGGCGCTGGCCTCGGCACCAGGCTTGGAAACAGCATCCGCCTCGCCAGCTTCCCCAAATCCGGCGACAGCCTGAACGCGGCGGCGCTGGTCTGGTCGAACGCCCCGGTCATCATCGGCGCCCATGACACAGGCCCACTGATCCGGTCCAAGGATGGGTTCTAGCTGGCGATACCCACCCCGGCCGCCGGGAAGAGCACCAAGGGCGGCCGCATCACCCCCGGCGAATGGGAGCGCCGGAGCGGTTTGCGCTTGCGGTTGATCTATCGCCGCCGGGGACCCAGCCTGCTGGTAGCCGAGGGGCGGTTGAATTCCAAAGGCCGGGCCGTTGCGTCCAAGTCGAAAACCGGACGCGGCGTGGCAACCGTGCCGATCTTCTTGCTGGTCCCGCAGGTCAAGCTACGCAAGCGGCTGGAACTTGCGCGGGATGCGGAGCAGGCCATCGACGGAGTAGCACCCGCCATCGCTGCATATTGGAATAATTAGTGCGCCAATGATTTGCAAACAACAGAAAGCTAAATTGCAGAATTTGTCATCCGAAATTTCCGCGAGTATTCCTGAATTGTTCACGATCTTGGTCACCGAAAGGATTCCGCCTCCCAATCATTTGGGGCCATATCTTGAATATTCCTAGGGATCAACTTGTCCATCATGGGCTCCAACTCGAGCATCACACACCTCAGGACGTCCTCCACAGCACCGCAAAAATCCAAAGACGCAGAAAATTTTTCGGGTTGCATAACGAAACGACCCTTAATCCGCGCACTTCGGTCTAGAAAGTCCGGATGGGTGTCATAGACTCTGCTCAAATAGATCCTGTCCTTCACTTTTCGGAATGCTTCCAAGGAAGAAAGAAGCAAAATACCGCCAGACCCAGTCCAAAGGTACGGGTTGGGGAAATCATGACCTCGAGTCCATGTGTGCCTCAGCTCCGCCTCTACCAAGGAGCATATGTCGAGGGCGAGTTTGTCAGCTTCATATTCTTCCCGATGGGCATCATCTCGGTCAAGTATTGCCCGCCCATGGTCGAGCGCGTGATGGGCATACTCGTGAGCAAGACCGAAAATCTCCATCGAGAGTGCGACCTGCTCCATCAGAAGCACCTCATCCTTGCTTGATGGCTTGAACGGAGCCAACACATGAGTCCCGGTCAGCGCGAATGAAACAAAAATCCGCCACCAGTACAGGAGAAGCTGCGGGCGCTTGCGGAGTTCAGCTCTTAGTTTGCGTTCGTCATAGTGCACGCCAATATAAAATGGCGCTGCAAGCTGGGTGCGAACATAAGCACGTGCCACTAGACCACAGTACCTTGTAAAGAACGAACCCATAGTAATGATGGACTGATCAGTCATCACAACGTTTATCTTCGAAACAAGAGGTCCTGCCTTTGGTTCAATTGCAAAATGGACGGTCTCTCTATTTGGAAGATTCATCTTATTGGCCGCATTTTGAATCAGCCCTGACAATCTTTCGAGTGCCGACTCGGTGAATCTCGCCACCCCTGGACTTGTAGTAGGAGCTTTGTCATTTCTGTCTTTCGCGACCCTTTCTTGGATCTCAATTTCATCTTCGGACCAACCAGCATCTAGGAACGCGCGTCGAGTACTGGCTTCATCTCGGCCCGGATGAATGTACTCTGGATCGTCAAAAGTCGACCATTCGTGGCTTTTAGCTCGAGTTAGCATCTGCTGCCACAAATCGACAGCTGCTTGTTTCGAAATCTCTTCACCGCTCATAAACAACTCCAATGGTTCATCACATCATGCCGACAATATCGACACAGCGTAGGGCTGATCCGAACTTGCTTTGTCACTGGTGATCCTCGCGCCGAAACCTACCCATTAGAATCGCACCGCGCCCCCCATGATCCGCACGAGCCATCTCTATTTGCAACAGCAAGAGAGGGTGAAGCATGCCCACCACCCGCGAAACCGTCCTCGCTGCGCTTCACACGCGGCTGCAGCCGCTTGCCGCCCTCACCCTGCGCGATGAGGTCCTTCCCGAACGGATCCCAACAGCCGGGCTGATCATCCTGCGTGATGGCCAGCCGGGCGAGCCGGATGTGACGCTGTCGCCGCTGCGCTACCATTACCGACACCGGGCCGAACTGGAGGTGGTTGTTCAGACCCCGAATGGCAGAGCCACGGCCTTCGACACCCTGATCGCCGCCATCGGCACCGCATTGGAGGCAGACCGCACCCTTGGCGGCCTTTGCGATTGGGTCGAACCCGAAGCCCCGGCTTCGGTCGACCTACCCATCGAGGGCGCGGCAGTGCTGAAGGCAGCGCTGATCACCGTCGTGTTGCACTACACCACCACCGGCCCCCTGGCCTGACACCCCCAACATCGAGGAGACCCCCATGGCACGTGCGCAAGGCGCGCGGGCGCAGATGGCGCTTGCGTATGAGACGGTTTACGGCACCCCACCGGTCAGCGGGTTCCGCTTGATGCCCTTCGCCCGGACAACGCTGGGGTCGGAACAGCCTTTGCTGGAGTCCGAACTGCTGGGCTATGGCCGCGATCCCTTGGCCCCAATCAAGGATGCGGTGACGGCCGACGGCGAGGTGGTGATCCCCATCGATGTGGAAGCGTTCGGGTTCTGGCTGAAGGCGGCGTTTGGTCAGCCGGTCACCAGCGGCACCACGCCCAAGACCCACACCTTTCAGTCGGGCAACTGGACGCTGCCCAGCATGGCCATCGAGACAGCTATGCCCGAAGTGCCCCGCTTCGCCATGTATTCGGGCTGCGTGCTGGATCAGCTGACCTGGCAGATGCAGCGGTCGGGTCTGTTGACTGCAACCGCGCGGTTGGTGGCCCAAGGCGAAACCATCGCTGCTGCCACGGCGGCTGGCACGCCAACGGCGCTGGGCCTGCAGCGCTTTGGCCATTTCAACGGCACGGTGAAACGCAATGGCTCGGCCTTGGGCAACGTGGTCTCGGCCGAGATCACCTATTCCAACAACCTGGACCGGATCGAGACCATCCGCGGCGACGGTCGCATCGATGGCGCCGACCCCGCCATGGCCGCCCTGTCGGGCCGGATCGAGGTGCGTTTCTCCGACACCGCGCTGATCACGCAAGCCATCGATGGCACGCCGTGCGAGCTGGAATTCAACTACAGCCTCGGGGCCAACGCCAGCTTCACCTTCACCGCCCACGCCGTCTATCTGCCCCGCCCGCGCATCGAGATCGCCGGGCCCCAGGGCGTGCAGGCCACCTTCGACTGGATGGCCGCAAAAGCCACCAGCCCCGCCCGCATGTGTACCGCCGTTCTCGTCAACACCCTCGCAGGATACTGATCATGATCCGACTGAACCTGACCGCCACGCCGCAATGGCTGGACCTCGCCCCCGGCCTGCGCCTGCTCGTCGGCCCCCTGACCACCGCGCTGATGGTGTCAGCGCGTGCCGATCCGGCCATCGAGGCCCTGCCCGACGGTGCCAGCCAGGAGGCCTTGGCCCTTGCGATGGCGAAAGCCGTCGCCCGCCGCGCAGTGCTGGATTGGGAGGGCGTGGGCGATGCCATGGGCCAATCTTTGCCCGTAACCCCGGAGGGGATCGACGCCCTGTTGGAAGTCTGGCCGGTATTCGAGGCCTTCCAGACGCAATACGTCGCCAAGGGCCTGATCCTGGACGCGGAAAAAAACGTCTCCGCGCCCTCGCCGACTGGTCCTTCGGCGGGGGCGACCGATACTGCGCGGCCTGCCAAGTTGCCTGCCCCGACTGCCCCGCAAGATTGAACCGGCCGCAAACGCCGGAAGGCTGGCAGGTTTGGGATCTGGTCGGCCGCCTTGGTGGGCAACTGCGCGTGATCCCCGGTGCTGTGCTGGGCTGGGACATGGGCGCGGCACTTGCCCTCGCCCGCGCCCTCGGGATCGACGCCCTGATCGCCGCTGAACTGCTGCCCGAGATCGAGGCTGTCATGGTGCGCAAGCTGAACGAACAGATGGAAGGAGGCCGCGATGGCTGAAAAAAGGGTCAGCGTCCGCCTCGTCGCGGAAGGTGGCCGCCAGGTGCGCGCCGAGTTGGAAGGCATCGGCGATGCAGGTGCGCGTGGCTTTGGCCGCCTGTCCACCGAGATGGAACTGGCCAACATGCGGCTCGCCAGCTTTGCGCGCAAGGCCGGGATTGCGCTGGCCGCAGTGACCGTTGCGGCGGCCGCTGCTGGTGTGGCGATGGTCCGGTCGGGGTTCGAAACCATCGGCGCGCAGGCGGACATGGCGGCGTCGCTGAAAACCACGGTCGAAAGCCTGCAGGTGCTGACATGGGCTGGGGAACTGGCCGGGGTTTCCATGGGCGAGATCGAGCAGGCGACCAAGAAGCTGACCACCCGATTGTCGGAAGCGGCAGCAGGATCGGGATCGGCGGTCGGGGCCTTGAAGCGGTTGAACCTGACCGCCGCCGAACTGCAGGCCCTGCCACTCGACCAGCGTATCGTCGCCATTCAGGAGGCTCTGAACCGGTTTGTGCCAGAAGCGGAACGGGCTGCTGTCGCCTCTGATCTCTTCGGCGACAAGGCCGCGCTGGCATTTCTGCGCATCGATCCCGCCACGCTGCGCGAAGCGGCGCAGGATGTG